AAAAAACCATGAAAACTGTAATATGGTTAGCACTAGCACTCGTCGCTATTATACAAATAATAGCATTTAATGCTGTTGTTAATCAAAATGAAGTCATTTCTCATTATATTGTGTTGATTGCGCTTGGTCTTTCGCTCTATACTGGAATCTCTATAAAAGAATAATATAAATACAAATTATGAGCAATAATCTAAACCTATACGAAAGATCTCTTATACGTGATACCTCTTCTGCTGTCGCCTATGCACCTTTAGCTTTTACTGCTGGCGAGTATGCACCAATCATTGACGGAGAAGCACGAGTGTTTAGTGGTCTCTATGTCGCGCCTGGCACATCAAATGGAGATATTACTCTTGTTGGAGTAGACAACGTGGCACATACACTGACACTGTCTCCTGGGGTATGGCCGCTCGGAGGAATAAAAATTCTAGAAAGTGGTACCACAATTTCAACAGCTGCAGTAACAGTTTTATTCTGATATGTTAGGTCTTGGATTAGATTTGGCATACAAGTATGTCTCCACAAACGCATCTGCGTTTGAAACGGGTTTGTTTGCTAATCTTATAGCTTACTGGAAGATGGAAGAATCGAGCGGCACTCGTTATGACTCGCATGGAAGCAATCATCTTACTGTATATAGTGATGATCCAAGCGCAATTGAAAGCGGTGGAGGGGTAATAGGTAATAGTGCAATTCAAAATGACCTTAATGAAAATGTAAGTTTATACATAGCACCGTCTCCGTATGACGCCGTAAACTCAAGTTGGAGTTTTTCATTTTGGATGTCTACAAACGATAATGGTGATGATACAAATCAAATGTTTCCAAATGCTTGGTCGAATTGTTGTTTGTGGCGCATTAGAACACTTGAGGGCGACGCGCATCAAACAGTCGAAGGAGGAATTTGGTATGATGAACTTGGTGCGGGAACATCTTTTAATGCAAACAAGGCGGGGATTTACGAGGGGGGATTTGTTCACGTTGCTGTGACGCATGACCTTTCAACAAAAACGGTACGTGTATATTATAACGGCATTGAAGAGCATGTTTTCGTTTATAATATCAAATTAAGTTCAGTAAGTCCTGGAAATAATTATGAAAATACTTTACTTTCTATGTTTGCTGGAGACGTTTCGGGTACACAATATCCGGGTCCAGGCAAGCTAGACGAGGTTGGTATCTGGGGACGGGTTCTTACAGCACCAGAAATAACAGCACTCTACAATTCAGGTGTCGGTTTAGAGTACGAAAATTTTTCATATCAAGCAGCAGATCCAAATTCATGGGATGTGAGCGGATTAAACTTACAGAATGGCTTGTACACTAAGCAATATTGGGGTTATTTTAATGATAGCAACGCGTTTTTTAATGATAGAAACATAGCTGAATTAGGACCAAGTGATATAGGCTATTATCAGATAACGCGTATTGGAGATCTCTTTAATGTCGAGGCTTGGGCAGAAAGTGGATTTTACCCAGAACCGCAATATGATAGACCAGAGTCATTGGGTGAACCTTTCCCTGCAGTTGGTAAAGGTGTATACTATTTTTATGCTGGAGGATCACCGATCGACCCAGGTCCAAATAATCGTGTAGGTCCAGCTTTAAAATCTGAAGAGGTCGCGAGTGTCGTCTATGGAAACTATTCTGCGGTTCCAAACAACGAGAGTCTTATTATAAGAGGTTATTTTAAACCGAATATAAGTGGACTACACACATTTAAACTTGCTTCTGACGACGCTAGCTATCTATGGCTTGGTCCTAATGCATTTGATGTCAACCGATCTATCGGCAATAGCGTAGTAAGTTTGCCTGGTCTGCATGGCGTTTACGAAAGTACAGGTACATTTTATATGGTTGCTAATCGGTATTATCCGTTAACGATAGAGTTTGGAAACGGACCAGAAGGTGCAGGACAATTATATTTTCAGTATATGACCCCAGGTTCGAGTGTATATTCTTCTGATTTGACTGGAAAGATTACATACAATTTCGCCACTAAAGGCCATTGAGTATAAATAGTATATTATGGCAAAACCAACAACACGCCAAGAATTAGCAGACTATTGCCTTCGTGCTCTTGGTGCTCCAGTACTTGAAATCAATATCGACGAAGATCAGATTGAAGATCGTATCGACGAAGCAATTCAATTTTATCAAGAGTATCACAGCGACGCGGTCGTACGTACATTCTATAAACATCAAGTCACAGAAATAGACTACGTCAACAACTATCTTACGTTGCCTGATGAACTTATTTCGGTGCTGCGAGTCTTAAACTTGAGCAGCGGAGATGCTGCTGACATGTTTAGTGTAAAGTATCAGATGTTTTTAAACGACCTCTACGGTCTTCGCAAGCCTGACTCGCTCATCAACTATGAGATGACCAAACAGTATATGAATGCGATTGAACTTATACTTACAGGTTCAACCCAACAGATTATATTTACTCGTCATATGAATCGATTAAGCATTCAAGATGACTGGAAAACCTATGTACAGATTGGTCAATACATTATTATTGAAGGCTATCAGACCATCGATCCTGATGACTTTAAAGATGTTTACAACGATATGCTTCTCAAGAAATATCTTACTGCACTGTTGAAAAAACAGTGGGGAACAAACTTGTTGAAATTTGAAGGCATGACTCTTCCTGGTGGAGTGACACTAAACGGTCGCGCAATCTACGAAGATGCGATTGCAGACATTGAAAAAATTGAGACCGACTTTGATACCAAATATCAAATGCCGCCAGACTTTTATATGGGATAACACATTATGCCACGCAGTGTATATTTTAGTGAACGCTATAGACCCGAACAGAATCTTCTAGAAGATCTGCTTATCGAGTCTATGAAAATTATGGGGCATGATGTCTACTATATCCCGCGTAAAATTGTAAAGCAAGACTTTATACTCAACGAAGATGTAATATCAAGCTTTGACACTTCGTTTATGATCGAAATGTATATCGAGAGTGTTGATGGTTTCGAAGGAGACGGCGACCTTATGACAAAATTTGGTCTTGAAATTCGCGATCAAGTCACACTCGTATGCAGTCGTCGTCGATGGAACTCTCTTATCGGTCGTCATGGCTATACAAACGACAGCGTTCGACCACGTGAAGGTGATCTCATCTATTTACCACTCGCTGGAGGACTCTTTGAAATTAAGTTTGTTGAAGACAAGAGTCCATTTTTCCAACTTGGCGGCAGTGGCGACACAAAGGGAGTCATCCCGACATTCAAACTTATATGTGAACTCTTCGAATACAGTGGTCAAGAGATTGATACTGGAATCGAAGAGATTGACACAATACAAGCTGGTCATACTCAGGGCACTCGAGTAGAACTCGATTTCGACGGCGGGCCCGTTCACAATCTTGGTGAAACGCTAACAATTACTCTTCCGAATCTTCCTGGTGAGCCTGTCGTTACTGGAGAGGCAGAATTGTTGCAGTATGAACACACACCAACGGGAACGATTGCTACTCTAGGCATACTAACGTTCAATGATGGAGAGTTTCATACTCTATCACCAATTGAAAGACTAAATCAACCGACTCTATATGCTGCTCTACAGGGTCAAACATCTAACACTTCTTCAATCATAAATTCAGTAGTTGGTTTGACTGATGGTGATGCAGCACTTTTCATCAATGACGATCTCACGCAAAACAGTTCATTTGAAATTGCTGGTAATGACTATATCGATTTTAGCGAAAGCAACCCGTTCGGAGACCCATCATAAGCCATGTTAAATTCATCATACTACTATAATGGCAACCTTAAAAAGATTGTAGCTGTTTTTGGCACAATCTTTAACGACGTTTCTATAGCGAAAAAGGTAAATGGTAAGATGACTGGCATTCAACGCGTACCAATTTCCTATGGTCCTAAACAGAAGTTTTTAGCTCGTTTAGCAAGTATGCATATGGAAGAGTATGGAGACATTGCCATCAAACTGCCTCGTATGAGTTTTGAAATTACTTCAATAGCTTACGACTCAACAAGCAAACTAAATAAACTCAACAGCAAATTATATCTTGTTGAAGGTGACTCTGACACAAAGACAAAAATATATCAGGGCATACCGTATAAAGTTAGTATTCAACTAAGCATACTTGCACATCATCAGGATGACGCGCTTCAAATTTTTGAGCAGATTGTCCCGTACTTTACACCAGACTATGTTGTTGCTGTAAAGGATCTTGAAGGGCCTGGCTCAATTACTGATGTGCCTATACTGCTAACTAGCACAAATATACAAGATGACTATGAAGGTGACTTTGGAAACAGTCGTCGTACAATCATCTATACATTAGATTTTGATATCAAGTTTAAGTTTATGGGCATACAGTCTGGCCCATCAAAAATTATTAAAGTTGTTGACGTTGACTTGTATGACGTCCCAATAACTCCGGATTCTTTACCTATTGACGGCGTGCGCGTTGAACTTGGTGATCCAGAGAATGACACTCCAGAAAATTATACTGTAATCACTACATACGGCTTTGATGAGAATCCATAATTATGAAAAAGAACAAAGATACCATACTGGCATCTCTTGAAAAAAACGTCTTACCAGTAAAACATGAAATTGCAGTCGCCACTGGCACTCAAGTTGGGCCGTCTCATGACGAAATTGTGTTACACGCTGAAGAAGACTACAAGTTTGCGAGGGAACGCATAAAGAAACTTATTGATACGAGTGACGAGGCTATAAGCACGATGCATGCTC